CGTATTACCAAAGCTGAAAAAGAAACAAGAGTAAATAAGTTTGCTGAAATAATTGCAAAGGGTGGTCGTAGATCAGATTGCATTGCTTATGCTGCAAAGAATTGGGGGGTTAGTGGTTCTGCCTGTGATCCTTACTTAGCCGAGGCTAAAGACAAATTAAAAGCTGATTTTGATTTAGAAAGACCCCAAATGGTTGCAGAGCTTTTAAATCAATGTGCAACCCTACAAGTTGAAGCTAGAGAAAAAGGACATTTACATATTGCTTTAGGTGCTATCAATACAGCCGCCCGATTAGCACAGATTGTGTCGTGAGTATTTTAGATACAGCAAAAGATGGGAATGTTTTATATCAAATAGGGGCTTATGATTTACCGACAACAGCAGAAGCTATAAATCGTATATCTCAAGATTTGTTGCCACATCAATCAAAATTCTGTGATGATCTTGACCACAGAAAACTTGCCTTAGTTTGTGGATTTGGTGCTGGAAAAACTCATGCTTTAATTTCAAAATCTTGCATATTAGCAGCTTTAAATGTTGGTCATGTTTCAGCAATCTTTGAACCAACAGCCCCAATGCTCAGAGATATTTTACAAAGGACAATGAATGAGCTATTAGATCAATGGCAAATTCCCTACAGTTTCAGAGCTTCACCACTTCCTGAGTACAATCTGGAATTTAAAGAAGGAACTCATACTATCTTGTTAAGGACAATGCTTACATATCAACGTCTCCGAGGCCAAAACTTATGTGCAGTCGGATTTGATGAGGCAGATACTATCCCCAAAAGAGAAGCAGAGCAAGCAATGAATATGGCTCTTGCAAGATTAAGGTCTGGGAATGTTCAACAGTTTTACGCAACAACAACTCCAGAAGGTCATGGCTGGGCATTTGAAACATTTGAAAAAAATAAAAAATCTGATACAGGATTGATTCAAGCAAAGACAAAAGATAATCCATATTTACCAGAAAATTTTATTCAATCTCTTGAGGAAAATTATCCACCGCAGTTAATAAAAGCTTACCTTTTAGGTCAATGGGTTAACCTCACAAGCGGCCAAGTTTATAATAGATTCTCCAGAGAAGATCATGTAATAGATAAAATCCCATTTGATACAAAGATGGAAACCCTTTTATGCGGAGTTGATTTTAATGTTATGAATTGCAACTGTGTTATAGGTGTTAGGGATGGTGAAAAACTAGTGATTATAGATGAAATTAGTAAACAAAAAGATACTGATGCTTTGGCACAAGAGATAAAAAGACGCTACCCTTCAAACAGAATATTAGTTTACCCAGACGCAAGTGGTTCAGCACGTTCAACGATCAATGCCTCTAAAACAGACATCGCAATACTCGAAAGTTACGGCTTCCGTTCAATGGCTCTCAAGAGCAATCCCTTTATCAAAGATAGAGTTGCAACCGTCAATGCGTTATTACAAAACGGCGCAGGGCAAAGACGTTTGGCGATTCATGCCAGTTGCACTCGTTTAATTGAGTGTCTTGAATTGCAAAGTTACGATGAAAAAACAGGAGATCCAGACAAACAAAACGGATATGATCATATGAATGATGCTTTGGGTTATTTAGTATATCGTGAATTTAATTTGTTATATGGTAGAGCAGGCAGACCAACAGGAATTAGAATATATTAAAAGCAATGGTACTATGAGGAAA